TTTGTAAGGATAAAGGCCTGGCATTGAAAATAAGTGATAAAAAAATCATTATTTTTGATGAAGCAAAATATGAAGCGGAAAAAGCAAAGATAACAATAGTAAAACCAGGTACCGTTTATAAAAAAGAGTCTGGAATGAAATATTTGTTTGTTGGTACTGGCTACAGTTTGCGTACTAAAATTAGAGATATTTATGCTGCCTGCAGAGTTAGTTATCAGCAGGGCAGTTCAAAATCTAATATTGAGGCAACTTATACTGCTGCTGGTAAAAAGGGAAAAACATTGCAAGTAAATGAACAAGTTGAAAGTGTTGCGGAAGCATTAAATTTAGCAAAAAAACGGTTGCGCGAAAAAAATAAAGACGAAGTTACTGGATCTTTAAATATGTTGGGAAACTTTGTCTTA